GGCACCTCGCAATCTGTACGGATTTCCCTAACTCTAGGTAGTTTCCCTGCGTGACCCTCTCCCGCCTTCACTGTCCGTGACTTCACCCTGTGTTACTTGCCGTCGGGAGGTGCCGTCGTGGGCCGTCTTCCGTCCGAGAATCCGGTGCGCCGTAACGCCCGCGTCGGCCCGCTGGTGCTGCCCGCTGAAGGCCGCCGGGGTCTCGCCCCGAACTGGCCGCTCGCCGGCGGCGCGTCGTCCGCCGAGGCGACGCTCTGGGCCGAGCTGTGGGCCACTCCGCAGGCCGTGGCCTGGGAACATCACGGCTGGACGCGCGTCGTGGCTCGCTACGTGCGCTGTGCGCTGATGGCCGAGGAGCTCGAGAAGAACGCGCTGGCCGAGGCCCGGCAGCTTGAGGACCGTCTCGGGCTTACGCCGAAGGCTATGCGCATGCTGCTGTGGACGATCTCCGCTGACGATCTCGCCGAGAAGCGCGCCGAGAAGACCGAGGCGGCGGACGACGACCCGCGAAAGCGATTCAAGGCGCTCGGCTGATGCCGTGGCGTGGCCCGTCCGAGCCTAGAGAGTTCCCCACGCTCGGCTTCGATGTCGGCAAATGGATCGAGGCGCATTGCGTCGTCCCCGACGGCTATCTGCAGGGCCAGCCGTACAAGCTCACCGACGAGATGTGGAACTTCCTGATCCACTTCTACCGGCTCTACTCGTACGCCGAGCCCTGGCCGGCCCCCGACTCGCTGCGCTACACGGGCGGGCAGCTGCGCCGCTCCCAAAAGTGGGGGAAAGACCCATTTGGGGCGGCAGTCATCTGGGCGGAAGCTGAGGGCCCGACCCGCTTCGACGGCTGGAACGCGAACGGCGATCCGGTGGGCGCGCCGTACCCGACGCCGCTGATCGTCTGCCTGGGCACGTCGGAGGAGCAGACCGACAACACGTGGCGTCCGTTCGTCGCCATGGGCCAACTCGGCCCGCTCGCGAATATGTCCGGCCTGGATATCGGCCTGACCCGGTGCCTGCTGCCCGGCGGCGGCAAAGTCGAGCCCGTCACCACCAGCGCGAAGGCCCGCCTCGGCGCCCCGCTGACATTCCTGACGATGACCGAGTCGCACCTGTTCACGCTGCAGGGCGGCTACCGCAAGGTGGCCGGCGCGGTGAAGCGGAACGTCGCCGGCATGGACGGCCGCTGGCTCGAGCTCACCAACGCATGGGACCCCACCGAGGGCTCCGAGGCGCAGGTCACGCACGACAACCCGGACGACCGGGTGCTGATCGACACGATCGAACCGCAGCGGGTCGAGGATCTCAACGACGACGAGGCGCTCTACGCCGAGCTGCTGCGCCAGTACGGCGACAGTGCGCGGGAGCGCGGCGGCTGGGTGAACCTCAGGGGCCGGATCATGCACGAGGTCCGCTCGCCGCGGCACCTCGAGGCGGACCGGCGCCGGTTCTTCCTGAACGAGATCGTCGTCGGCGAGTCCGTGTTCGTGGATCCGATCCGCTGGGATGCCCTGGCGGCGGAGGAGACGCTGCGGCCGGGCGAGGCGATCGCGCTGGGCTTCGATGGCTCGAACGCCCGGGACGCGACGACACTGGTCGGCTGCCGCCTGTCGGACGGAAAGCTGTTCAACCTGCGCACCTGGGAGCGCCCGTCGGATGCGATCGGGTGGCGGGTGCCGCACGCCGAGGTCGATCAGACCGTGCAGGCCACGTTCGCCGCGTACGAGGTTGTGCTGATGTTCGCCGACCCGTACCGATGGCAGGACTACCTCGCCGCGTGGGCGGGCCGCTGGCCGAAGCAGGTCGTCGAGTTCCCGACGAACGTCGAGCAGCGCATGGACAAGGCGATCGAGCGGTTCACGACCGCGTTCGGCGCCGGTGAGATCCCGAACGACGGCGACGAGGTCCTGACCCGGCACGCGAAGAACGCGGTGCTGGTGAAGGGGTCGCGGAAGAAGCAGCGGCCCGGCGAGGAGCAGGACATCGCCTCGCACTACCTGAAGATGGCCAAGCGCGGCACCGGCCAGCTCATCGACGCCGCGGTCGCCTCCGTGCTGGCCTACGCGGCACGCGGGCAGGCCATCGAGGACGGCGCGCTGATCCCTGAAGAAACACAGCCGTTCTTCGCGTCCTGGCGCTGAGGAGACCCCCGTGACGTTCATCGATCAGGTCATGACCGACCGGATCACCGCCGAAGCCCGTCAGATCCACTTCTGGCGCACCGTCCTGACCGTCGTCGCCGGATTGCTGTTCGGGCTGGGCTGGATCAGCTACAAGGCCGTCGCCGGGCTGTGGCTCGTCGTGGCCTGGTGTGCCGCCGCCGTGAAGGTGGGCTGGCAGGAGGCCCGCACCGCCGCTCGCACGTGACAGAAACGGAGTGACCGGTGGGCCTGCTGGAAAGAATTGCCGCTGCCCGCGGTCGCGACGAGAGCCGCTTCTCAGCCGACCAGTGGATCAGCGAATACCTGATCCCGTCGCAGTTTCAGTACAACGGCAGCACCTACCCGGTCGGCCTGAACCAGACCGTGACCGGCCTGACCCAGACCATGGCCGGGCAGAAGGTCCAGCGGATCGCCGCGACGCTGCCCGGCTACGAGGCCGCACTGCGCTGGTGCCCGCCGGCATTCGCCGCGCAGATGGTCCGGGCGCTGGTGCTGTCCGGGATGCGGTTCACCTGGCGGAACCTCCCGTCGTCGCCGACGCCGCGGCGGCTGTTCGGCAACCGCGAGCTCGGAGTGCTCGAGCGGCCGTGGCCGAAGGCAACCACCGGCGACCTGGTCGCAACCATGGAGTGGCACTCGGGTCTGGCCGGCAACGCGTTCGTGGCGCGCCGTCCGGACCGGCTGCGGGTGCTGCGCCCGGACTGGTGCGGCCTGATCTTCGGGTCGAACCAGGACCCGGAGGAGATCGCGGCCACCGCCCTCGACGGCGAGCTGCTCGGCCTGGTGTACCAGAACGGCGGTATCGGGGTCGGCCGCGGGCAGATGAACACTCTGCTGCCCGACGAGTTCGCGCACTGGTCGCAGATCCCCGACCCGGCATGCCCCGGCATGGGCCAGTCGTGGATCACGGCTGCGCTGACCGACATCCAGGGCGACCGGGCCGCGACCGAGCACAAGCTGAAGTTCTTCACCAACGGGGCCACCCCGAACATGGTGGTCAAGGGCATCTCTGCGGCGTCGCAGGAGCAGTTCAAGGAAATCGTCGACCAGCTCGAGCGGGGCCACGCCGGCGTCGCGAACGCCTACCGGACGCTGTACCTGGCCGCCGGTGCTGATGCGACGGTCGTCGGCTCCGACCTCAAGCAGCTGGACTTCAAATCCACCCAAGGCGCGGGTGAGACCCGGATCGCGATGCTCGGACGCGTCCCTGCGCCGCTGCTGGGCATCTCGGAGGGCCTGGCCGGGTCGTCGCTGAACGCGGGCAACTTCGGCATGGCGCGGCGGATCTTCGCCGACTCGTGGATCTATCCGTCGCTGCAGGACCTGTGCGCGTCGATCGAATCGATCATGGTCCGGCCGAAGAACCCGCGGACCGGTCAGCAGGACGCCGAGCTGTGGTTCGACACGGCGGACATGCCGATCCTGCGCGAGGACGCTAAGGACGCCGCCGAGATCACGTCCGTTCAGGCGTCGACCGTCGGTCAGCTCGTCCGCGACGGCTACACCTCCGACTCGGCGAAGGCGGCCGTGATCGCCAACGACATGTCGCTTCTCGTCCACACCGGCCTCGTGAGCGTGCAGCTACAGGTGCCCGGCAGTACTCCAACTTCGACTCCGCCGGGAGGCTCAGCATGACCACGACAGCAGCGCGGGCCGACGTCCCGCCGCGAACCGACGTTCTGCGCTCGATGCCGTTCGCGGTCCGCGCCGCCGCCGACGGTGAGCCGGACGACGGGCTCACCCTCGATGGGTTCGCCGCGGTCTTCAACCGCAAGACCCTCATCGACTCTTGGGAGGGGCGATTCTTCGAGCAGATCGCCCCCGGCTCGATGAAGAAGAGCTTCCGTGAGGCCCCGCCGGTCATCCAGTTCGAGCACGGCCGCCACCCGCTGATCGGGTCCATGCCGATCGCCGAACTGACCCGCATCGAGGAAGCCTCCGACCCCGAACTCGCCCCCGACGGCGGCGCGCACGTGGTCGGGCGGCTCACCGATAACTGGCTGATCCAGCCGGTCCGGGACGCCATCGCGAACCGCTCCGTCAACGGCATGAGCTTCCGGTTCACCGTCGTCCGCGAGAAGTGGGCCGACGCGGCCGGGCGGCAGATCCGCAACGAGGACGAGCTGCAGCAGTTGCTGCGGCGCACGTGGATCGAGGACGTCCCCGACGAGGAGCTGCTTACCCGGACCCTCCAGGAGATGCGCGTCCCCGAACTCGGGCCGGTGGTCTTCCCGGCCTACACCGATACGTCGGTCGGCGTCCGCTCGATGCTCGACCGCCTCGAACAGCTCCAGCCTTCGGAGCTGAGCGCGCTCGCGGAGCGCGTCAACGACCTCACCGCCACCGGCGCGCGGAGTGCCGACGGCGGTGACCTTGCAGGTACGCAGCCAGGAAACGGCGAGCGGCCACCCGTTCCGACCCGTTCGCGCGCCGATACCGACGCGCTTCGCCTGAGAGGCATCCTGTGAACCTCCGCCGCAAGCCGACCCTGCTCGGCTACCGCAAGAACGGCGCCCCGATCTGGCTGGCCCAGGGTGGCGCCCCCGACTCCGACGACCTCATCGAGAGCTTCCGCGGCAAGGACGTGACCAGCCTCGGCGACGGCACGCCCGATGAGCTGCGCGGCAAGACCCCCGACGAGCTGGCCCGGTACGTCGAGGTGCTCGACGCGCACCTGCGTTCGCTGCACCAGGACGAGGACACTGGCGAGCTTCGCGAGAAGAGCGCCGACGAGCAGAAGGCCTTCGACTACGGCCTGAAGCTGCGCGACAAGGCCATCGCGAAGATCGACGAGCACCGCAACATTCAGGAGATCTTCCGCCGCAAGCCCGCCGCGGTGCAGCGGGCGCTGGCGAACATCAAGACCGGCGGCGACGACGCGTACGGCGACGTCCGCCGGATGCCGAACGCCGAGGCCCGCGACCGGGCCCTGCGCACGCTCGACGACCGCAACGCCGCATCGCACCTGCGCTCCGACGAGAAGGACCACGTCGAGCAGCAGATCCGCCGTAACCCCGACATCGCCCGGCGGATCCTCGTCACCGAGAACGAGCACTACCGCGAAGCGTGGATGAAGCTCGTCACCGACCCCAACGCCGTCGGCCTCCTGTCCGACGACGAGCGGCAGGCGGTCCGCGCCTACCAGGAGTACCGGGCGGCAAGCGAGGGCACCACCACCGCCGGCGGCTTCGGCATCCCGGTCTTCATCGACCCGTCGATCATCATGACGGCGCAGGGCAGCGGGAACCCGTTCCTGTCCATCGCGAAGCAGGTCGACGTCAACACCAACGTCTGGAAGGGCGTCAGCTCGGCCGGCGTGTCCTGGTCGTTCGACTCCGAGGCGTCGGCGGTCAGCGACGACAGCCCGACCCTGGCGCAGCCGATCGTGTCGGTGTTCATGGCCCGCGGCTTCATCCCGTACTCGATCGAGGTGGGGATGGACTACCCCGGCTTCGCGAGCGAGATGCAGGCGCTGCTGGCGTCCGGCTACGACGAGCTGCTGGTCGACAAGTTCACCCGCGGCTCCGGCACCGGCGAGCCGAAGGGCATCCTGACCTGCCTGTCGGCGAACACGAACGTGCGGGTTAAGGTGGCGACCAACCCGGGCATCACCGTCAACGACCCGTACAACGTGTGGCAGGCCATCCCGCAGCGCAACCGGCGCAACGCGTCGTGGCTGATGAACGTGGCCGTGAACAACTCCATCCGGCAGCTCGGCGCGGCCAACGTCTACCACGCGTACACGGTGAACCTGCCGCAGGGCGCGGTCGAGGAGCTGTTCCAGCGGCCGGTCTACGAGTCGCCGTACATGCCGACCACGACCACGGTGACCACGGCGACCGAGGGCTACGCCATCGCGGGTGACTTCTCCAACTACGTGATCGCCCGCCGCGGCGGCATGTCGGTCGAGCTGATCCCGCAGATCTTCCAGCAGGCCACGGCGGGTTCCGCGTACGGCATGCCGACCGGCCAGCGCGGCCTGTTCGCCTACTCCCGGATCGGTGGGTCGTCGGCGAACGACCTCGCGTTCCGGCTGCTGGTGTCGAGCTGATGCCCGACCCGAAGCCGGAACCCCGCAAGGCGCCTGACCCGAAGCCGGTCCTGGCCCGCGCGGCCGAGTCCGGTGATCCGGCAGTCCACCAGATCATGGCGGAGCTGCAGACGGCGCAGATGAACGGCGACGAGATGAAGGTCGCCGAGCTGAGCAAGCAGCTGGCCGCACTCGGCTACTGCTGATAGACGGGGCGGCCCGGACCCACGTTCCGGGCCGCCTCACCTACGTGGGAGGTAAAGAGATGGATGTGGTCTACGCGGTGGACACCGCGCAGATACCGACCGAGGCGTGCGGCGTCGTCCTGGTCAACAAGGGCGAGCACTGGGCGGCGGACGACCCGGTGGTGAAGGCCGCCCCGACCCTGTTCTCGACCGATGCGCGGTACGGGATGCGGTACAGCGCGGAGCCGCCCGGCTACAACGACCCGCCGGTGGAGCAGGCCACCGCCGCTCCCGGCGAGAAGCGGAGCGTCCGGCGTGGCTGAGGCTCCCGACGCTCCGGCCGACGCGGTCGTCCTGGCCTACGTGTGCGGCAACGAGGTCGCCTACTCGTGGCACCGGTCGATGGTCCAGCTGATCGGCTACGACGCCCAGACCAACCAGCGGCTCGGCGACGGCCGCGGCGGGTTCCTGGCCCTGCGCTACGGCACCGGCGGGCTGATCCAGGCCCGCAACCAGGCCGCCTACGACTTCCTCAACGACTACCCGGACGCCGACTGGCTGTTCTGGATCGACACCGACATGGGCTTCCCCGAAAACGCGCTCGAGCAACTCCTCGAAGCGGCGGACCCGGTCGAGCGGCCGATCGTCGGCGCGCTGTGCTTCTCGCAGCAGGAGATCGAGTCCGACGGTATGGGTGGCCGCCGCGTCCAGCCGACCCCGGTCATCTACGACTGGATCACCGTCGATGACCAGTCCGGGTACGCGGTGCGCTGGGACTACCCGCGTGACACGGTGACCCAGTGCCATGCGACCGGTTCGGCGTGCATCCTGATTCACCGCAGCGCCCTGGAGCGCATCCGGGACGAATTCGGGACCTGGTACGACCGGGTGCCGAACCCCAGCACGCAGCAGCTGTTCTCCGAGGACCTGTCGTTCTGCGTCCGCGCCGGCGCCCTGGACATCCCGGTATTCGTCGACACGCGGGTGAAGACGACGCACCTGAAGCCGATCTGGGTGTCCGAGGACTTCTACGTCCGGGAGCGGGCCGCGCTGGCCATCCTGGAGCGCCGGCCGGACATCTCCGGGTTGAAGCGGGTCGCGATGACCCGCGAGCAGGCCTGGACGTTCGACCTGCTGCCGGACGCGCTGGCCGAGTTGGACATCACCGCGAAGGCGATCCTGCACGTCGGAGCGCACCGTGGTGAGGAGATCCCGGTCTACCGCAAGTGCGGCTTCGAGCAGATCACCCTGGTGGAGCCGGACCCGGACAACGCCGCGTTCCTGCGGACCGAGTTCCCGGACTGCGCCGTCGTCGAGTGCGCCGTCGGGCCCGAACTCGGCGCAGCCACTTTGCACCGCGCCGTCGACAGCGTGTTCAGCGGACTGAAGGCCGACGCGGGTGTCCCGACTGTCGGCCAGGTCGAGGTGGCGGTCCTGCCGTTGCGCGAGATCCAGGCCGATCATGCCGCGAACGTGCTGGTCGTCGATACCCAGGGCACCGAACTGGCGGCCCTGGCATCGGCCGACCTGGGCGGCGTCGACCTGCTGGTGGTGGAGACGCAGGAGCTGTCCCGGGATCTGTACGCCGCGTTCTGGCCGGACGCGGTGGAGGCGCTCGGGAAGGTGGGTTTCGTCCCGGCGATCCGCTGGGAGCACGAGGCCCACTTCGCCGACACCCTGTTCGTGCGGCAGTCGGCCGACGCGGTGGCGTCGTGAACATCTGGGCTGTCGTCTACGGAAACTACGAGCCCGCCGAGGTGGATTCGCTGTGGGCCACGGAGGACCTCGCCCTCAGGCGCGAGGAGAAGCTCGATGAAGCCGCTGATGGCGACATGAGCATGTGGCGCGTAGTTCAGTGGAAAGTCGGCACTGAGGATCCCGATGGGGTCTGACCTGCTGGTCATCGTCCCGTCGCGGGGCCGCCCGGACTCCCTGGAACGGGTCGCTGATGCCTGGGACGCCACCGGGGCATTCGCTGAGTCAGCGGGTCTCATCTTCGCCGTCGACGTCGACGACCCGCGCATGCCGGGCTACCGCGCCGCCCTGGATCGCCTGGCGGCGGCCAGTCCCGGCCCTAGGACCATCAACCTGATGAACTGCGGCCCGTGGCAGCCGATGGTGGCCAAACTCAACCACGCCGCCACCATGTTCGCCGGTCAGGGCCACTTCGCACTCGGTTTCGCAGGCGACGACCACCTACCCCGCACGACCGGCTGGGCCGCCCGCTACCTCGAGACCCTGCGCGAGATGGGAACCGGGATCGCCTACGGCAACGACCTGCTGCAGGGCGAGCGGCTGTGCACGTCGTGGGCAATGACGTCGGACATCGTGCGGGCGCTCGGCCGGATGGTCCCGGCGCCGGTGGACCACATGTACTGCGACAACTCGGTGATGGACCTGGGCCGGGATGCCGGCTGCCTGCGTTACCTGCCGGACGTGGTCATCGAGCATTGCCACCCGCTCGCCGGTAAGGCGGAGTGGGACACCGGGTACGCGCGGGTCAACCGGGCCGAGCAGTTCCAGCGTGACGAGGCGGCCTACCGGCAGTGGTGCGGTTCCGGCCGTGATGCGGACGTGGCAACGATCAAGTCACTCGCTACAGAAAGCTGAGCGGGTCGGCCTTCCAATCGTCGGCATGCGAACAGCCGGGATGATGCAGGACTGGCGGTAGCCCGTCCGACCGGAAGTTACCGCAGTCGGGACACTGCCCTGCCGCGAAGCCGGACTCCGCACGCGCCACCTGAAGCTGCGTGTAGATCTGGTCGGCCGTTGGATGGTTCTTCGCCTGGTGGATCAGTTCCCGCAGTTCTTCCGCCGTCGTCATGCATTCCAAGGTAGCCGAGCGGATTGGGGGCGGGCTGTGACCCAGTACGCGACCGCCACTGAGCTGGCCGGCAGGCTGCAGAAGGACCTCGACACGTACAGCGCCAACCAGGTCCTCACCCTCACCTCCAGCCTGTTCTCCCGGACAGCGGACACGTGGTGGGAAGCAACGACCGTCACCTACACGGTCCTCGGGACGTTCTGCCCGTCGATCGCCCTGCCGTTCCGGCCGATCAGCGCGGTCACGGCGGTGCGGATCAACGGGGTGGCCGTCACCGGCTGGACGCTGATCAAGCGGACGCTGTGGCGTACCGGCGGGTTCGGGGTCTCGTGCGTGATCCCGCCGGACGAGGTCGACATCGACCTGACCCACGGCTACGCGGCCCCGACCGACGACGTCAAAGGCGCGGTCCTGGAGACGGCGGCTCAGGCATATGAGGTCCCGCCCAGTGCCGTGATCAGTGAGTCCATTGATGACTACGCGGTCAAATACGCCACTGCCGGCGGCCTGCAGCTCACCGCGTCGGCGCGGGATCTCGCGTACATGTACCGCGGCACTCTCGTCGCCTGACCCCTTCTCACTGCCCCGGGAGGGCGCATGTCCGTCGGACGAGGCATCACCAAGAACGGCATCGACCTGCGGATGGCGTCGGTCGTCGAGCAGGTCTGGGGAGCGCTCGACCTGGCCAACCGGGCGTCGCTGTGGCTGGCGAACACGAACATCATCCCGAACGATGCGTTCCTCGTCAGCCTCGGCTACCAGACCACTCCGACAAACGAGGTCACGCTGCTCCGGGCCGCAATCAACGACCTCGGTTCGGCTAACGGCCTTTGGGGTGTCGCGCACAACCAGAAGACCGTGCTGGCGACCAACAACTTCTTCTTCAACGGCCAGCAGATCACTGGCGAAAATTACGCGGGCTAGACCGGCGAGGGGTAGGCCGTGGCTCCGACGCTGGTCACCACTCCGTACTACGTCCAGATCTCCCCGCAGGGCACCTCGGCGCTGACGACAACGAGTTTTACGCCCAGCAACGGCGAAGTCCTCGTGATCAAGCTGGGCACCTGGGACACCAACTCGCCGCTGGGCGCGCCGACCGGTGGAAGCCAGACCTACACGGCGCGCGTCACGAACGCGCCTGGCGGATTCAACCAGTGGTGCGCCATCTACACCTGCGTCATCAGCGGCTCGCCCGGGTCGATGACGGTCAGTTCAACGCCGTCGATCAGCCTGCGCGGCAGCATGGTTGTCGAGCGCTGGTCCGGCGCCCAACTGGCCGCAACGCCGGTGACGGCGACCTCGGCCTCCACCGGTGCGGCGTCCGGCTCGATCACCCCGTCGTCGGGGTCGAGCATCATCTCCTGGACCGCTGGGGACGTTAACTCGGTCGACCCGGCCACGCGCACGTATCTGGCCTCGGCCACCCAGGACGGCCTACGGGACGACCATGTGGGCTCGAACGGCGTCGACTACCACGCCTACCAGTCGTCTACCGGCACAGGCAGCCAGAGCTACGGGCTGTCCGCCCCGACCGGTATGGCCTATGTGACCGCTGCCATCGAGGTCCAGGACTCCGGCGGCGCACCCGCCATCCCACCGATCTTGATCATGGCTCCACGACGTTAGGGAGATTGATCCGATGGCGCGTTTCTCCTCGTCGTGGCGCACGGGCGGCGCCGGGTCGACGACCCTGCCGATCGGCGGCCTGATGTCGGTGTCCGGCTGCCGCCCCCGGCTGGTCGAGGTCGGCGTCTTCAACACGACCACTACGGCGTGTGCGGTTGCGCTGCGCCGGGTGACCGCGGCGGGAACGTCCGGTTCCACGCAGTCGGTGCTGTACGAGTCCGACTCGGCGCAGACGGCCCTGGCCACCCCGAAGGACACGTGGACGGTCACGCCGACGTTCGTGTCCGGCAACATCCGGGTGGCGTCGCTGGGCGCGGCGATCGGCTCCGGAATCATTTGGACGTTCGGCGGACCCGCGGGCGGCCTGGTCATCCCGAACACGACCGGCGACGGGATCGTCGTCTCCGTGCTCACCGGCACCGGCCAGATCTGCGACCTCTCGCTGACCTGGGACGAGTGACCGAACCGGGCGAGAGGGCTAGCCGATGAGCCAGTTCGTCCGTTACCCGCTTCCGCAGGCCGGAGCCACGAGCGTCCGGCATCCGGTCATCATCCAGCCGCTCGCCACGACGTCCACCAGCAACGGCACCGCCACGGTCACCGGCGCCGGTACAGTCACCGCGCTGGCGACTCAGGCCGCCGGCCAGACCGTCACCGGCACTGGCGCCACGTCCGCCGCCATCACGATCATCGCCACGGCGACCGTCGCCGGCGCAGGGTCCGTAACCGCCCTGGCGACCCTGCCCGGCTCCGCAACGGCAATCGGCACCGGAACGACGGCTGCCCTCGTCACCGAGGTGGCCAGCGCAACCGTCACGGGCGCGGGCTCGGTCTCGGCGAACTCCGGCGGCACCACGTCGGGCACAGCCACCGTTACCGGGGCCGGCTCCACCGCGGCGCTCGCTACGGCCGCCGCCCCAGCCTCCGCCACCGGCGCAGGGTCGGTTTCGGCCCTGGCAACGGTCGCGGCAGGCAAGACGGTCTCCGGATCGGGTTCGGTCACTGCCGTCGCTGTCCAGATCGCCACCGCCACGATCGCGGGCGTCGGCTCGGTCACCGCGAACTCAGGCGCGGCAAGCTCCGGCACTGCGACGGTCACGGGCGCTGGATCGGTCAGCGCGTCCGGCTCGATCGTCGGCTCGGCCACCGTCACGGGAGCCGGAGCGGTCACCGCACTGGCTCGGCTTCAGGCCACCGCGGGCCGGACCGGCGCGGGCTCCGTCTCGGCTTCCGGCGGCCTGGTCATCACCGGCACCGCGACCGTCGCTGGGCAAGGCTTCGTCACCGCGAGCTCCAACTCGCGGATCACCCCGCGCCCGTTCTCGGGCACCACGTCCCGCCCGAACTCCGGCATCACGCCACGACCGTTCGCGGGCACCACCGCTCGCCCCTGAGGAGCGCCATGACCGACCAGAGCGAATCGCCGGAGTTCGACGAAGGGCAGGGCTGGCGGGTGCTCGACGCCGACGGGAACGTCGTGCAGTCCGGTGGCATCTCGATCGCCCTGGCTGACGGCCAACTTGCCCAGCTCATCGAGCAGTTCAGCACCGAAGGAGAGCAGGAGTAATGGCCGGTCTTCCCAACACGTTGATCTCGAACGTTCTCAACGCCACCACGCCGACCGGCACCTCGGGTGCGCCCGGCTCGTTCACCGCGTTCGCGGGCTCGGCGATGAAGGTCCGGCTCAACTCGACCAGCTCGACCGCCTCGGCGAACGGCACCCAGCTCACAGGCACCGGCTACACCGCCGGCGGCACCGCCGTCCCGGCCGCGTCGACCGCGTCCAGCTCGGGCAGCAACGTGACCCTCCCGGCGTCGTCGGCACTGTCGTGGACGAATGGCTCGGGCGGCTCGTGGTCGATCCAGTCGTTCGACCTGACCGACTCGGCCGCGGCCCGGTCCTGGTTCGGCGACTTCAACGGCGCGCCGATCAGCGTGGCGAACGGCAACACCTTCCAGATCGCGGTCGGTGGGATCAGCATCGGGCTCGCATGAGCCGCGACTCCGTCCTCGCCCGAGGTCAGGCTGCCGCCGTGGCGAGCATGGTCGACACGTGCACGATCCGCAGGGTCACCGGCACGTCGACGAATCAGGACACCGGCGTCATCACCCCGGCCTACACCACGGTGTATGCCGGAAAGTGCCGGACCCAGCAGCGCGCGTCGATCGCCAGGCAGCACGACGCGGGCGAGGACCAGGAACTGCTGCTCATGCTTGAGGTGCAGATCCCAATGGCCGTGACCGGCGTCCTGGTCGGCGACGAGGTGCTCATCTCCGCGTCGCGGGATGCCGACCTGATCGGCCGCTCCTTCCTGGTCCGCGAGCTGGCGCACAAGACCGACGCCAGCGCCCGGCGGATCGGCGTGACGGAGCGGACGACCTGATGGGCATCGACGTCGATTCCAGAGAGGTCGAGGAGTTCCGCGTGATCCTCGCCCACGCGGCCGACGCCGCGCCGGGCGAGGTCCGCAAGGTCGTCGGCAAGGGCGCCCTGAACGTGAAGAACGACGCCAAGAAACGCGTCTCCGGCCTGGCGCACGCCCCCGCCTATCCGCGGGCCATCAGCTACGACACGGGTAGCAATGCCACGTCAGCGTGGGCGGAGATCGGCCCGGACAAGGCGAAGCGGCAGGGCGCGCTGGGGAACCTGCTGGAGTACGGCAGCGTCCACAATGCGCCGCGCCCGCACGTCGGCCCGGCCGGCGACGCGGAGCTGCCCCGTTTCGAGAAGGCGCTGGGCGACCTCGCAGTGAAGCTGATCGAGGATCCGCGGTGAGCTGGCCGCTGCAGGACCATGCGAACGCGGTGCTGGCGCTGCTGGCCGCCGATGCGCAACTGGTGACGTACGACGGGAAGGTGCCGGATCCGCCGGCCGTGCCAGCGCAGCAGTACGTCCTGGTCTACATGTCCGGGTCGACGCCGGACGGGTCGGTCGCGCCGGACAAGGTGCGGCTAAGCAACGACTCCGACGTGCTGGACCTGTCGGTCGTCTGTCACTGCGTCGGCGGGAACGCGGCCGCGGCCCGGGCGATATCCGGGCGAGTGCGGGCGTTGCTGCTGAACGTGCGCCCGACCATCGCGAACCGGGTGTGCCTGCCGATCCGCTGGCGTGAGGGCCAGCCTGCGCAGCGGGACGAGACGACGGGGCGACTGGTCATGGATCAGGTCGACGTGTACGGCCTCGTAACAGTTCCGGGCTGATCATCATCCATCGAAAGGGGAGCGGCGCATGGCCGTGCTCACCACCAACGTCTCGACGGGTGTCGGCATGACGCCGGTCGCTCCGGCCCAGATCACCGCCTGGTCGACCGGGGACACCATCAACCAGGCGGACATCGGCACCGACGGCGTCACCGCCGTCGTGAGCAACACCTCCGGCGGCTCCCTCGATTTCCGCGTCGAGGACCCCAACACGACCCCGGCCGGCAACCCGGCGGCGAACGGCTACACGACGGTGACTGTGCCGAACACGCAGAGCCGGGGCGTGTTCATCGGCCCGAACAACGTCAACAAGGCGAACAACAACGTCAAGGTCGGGGCGTCGACGACGAACGCCGCGTTCACGGTTCAGCTGTGGAAGTGACCGTGACGCGGATCTGGATCGCCGACCCGCACGGCGTGCACGCCCTGATCGACGCCGGCCAGCGTGACCTGTGGGTCCGCGCGCGAGGCTGGCGCGACGCCACCGAGCCGGGCGTGACCGACCAGGTGCAAGTCGTCAACGGCGACATGTCCGGCCGCATGCCGTACGGCGCACTGGCTGCCTTCAGCGCCGACCTGGGCTGGGCTGCCGGGCCGCCGCCGGAACCGGTCGACCCGACTCGCGAGCAAGCGCCCGTGAACGCGCCGGTTGCGGCCGGCCCAACCGAGAAGGAGCAGGCGCGTGGCTGATATCACCGCCGATGGATTCACCCGGGTCGCGTGGATCACCACGATTGCGAACATCGCCGCCCCCACCGTCGCCGAACTGAACGCCGGGCTGCTGCTGCACGACGTGATGACCGTCGACGGTTTCACGGGCTTCAACCCGGACACCGCCGCCGTGTCGACGTCGAAGTTCTCCGGCCGCTTCGACACCAACCGGCCCGGCCGCGTGTCCTACAGCGGCACCAAGCTCAGGCTGTTCAAGCAGACGGCGACCGACACGGCGTTCATCGCGCTGCCGTACGGCACCGACGGATTCCTGGCGGTCCGCCGCGACCTGATCACGACAACGGCGTGGACGTCGACTCAGCCGCTCGAGATCTACCCGGGTACGACCGGGGAGCGGGTCCACGTGGATCCGGAGCCGAACTCCTACCACCGGTGGGAGTGTCCGCTGTTCTTCAACGCGCAGCCGAACCTCAACGCCGTCGTGGCCTGACCCCTTCTCTCACGCCACCCCGGCCGGGGTGGCTTTTTCGTGCCCGGATCCGGCCCGCCTGGCGGTGGCTGGGTCCGGGCGCTCAACCGCCAGGAGACCCGCTATGCCCGCACGACCCCGCAAGACCGAAGCCGCCAAGTCTGACTTCGCCGCACTTCTGGCCGGCGCGAAGCTGCCCGAGCGCACCGTGCCGGTGTGCCTGCGCGGTGACCTGGTCGCCGAGCACGAGGCCGCCGACCGGGAATTGGAGGTGCTTGCCGAGAAGCCGGTGACCCGGTTCGGCGGCGACGGCAGCGGCGAGCTGCAGGCACGTATCCGCGACCTCGAAGAGCAGATGCGGGCCGGTACCTACGACTTCCGCCTGCGCGCCCTGGGGCGCACCGTATGGCATGCGTTCGTCGCCGAGCACGTACCGCGCCCGGACAACGAGCAGGACGCGGCAATCGGCGTAAACACCGAGACGTTCTTCGAGGCGCTTATCAAGGTCTCCACGGTCGATCCGGACATGGGCATCGACGTCGAGGCCTACCTGAAGGCGCTCGTCGCGGCCAAGGCCAGCGGATCGCCGTCCCCGAACCTTCCCGACGGCCGATGGCCGGAACTATTCGAGAAGCTCACCGACCGACAGTTCGATTCCCTCTCCGATGCGGCGTGGGGCCTGAACCGGCGGGACGTGGACGTCCCTTTCTCGCCCGCCGCATGGCGGCAGAACGGGACTTCCGAGCCCGAGTAGAACTGGCCGAACGACTAGGCGTCCCGCCGTCGCAGTTGGACGGCCGGGAATCCGCCGAGATCACCGTGTACGAGTACGACGCCGACGGCCGCCTGGTCCGGTCGATGACGACCCGGGAGCCGCTCTACACCGAGCAGGACCGGGCGGAATTGCTGGCCCTCGGCGTCTACCGCGACGGGCTGTGCTCGGTGTGCGGCGGGCCGGCCGCCGAATGCCAGTCGCACGAAAACACCGGCCTGACGTTCAAGCCGTCGCGGCTGCGCTGCCGGCGCACCGATGCGGTGATGGCCGCCCAGTCGGCGCTGCAGAACACCGACCGTCCCGAGGCGCTCGCCTGGTTCACGACCACCGTCCGGAGGTGATCCTGACATGGCGCTACGCACGGTCGGCGTGAAGCTGATGGCGGAGTTCCAGAGCTACGTCGCCGGGATGAAGACGTCGTCGAAGGCCACCGGCGATCTCGTCGACGACCTTGAGAAGGCGGCCAAGGCGGGCGACGAGACCGCGATGGCGACCGAGGTCTTCGGCAAGACCGCCAAGTCGGCCGCCCAGCACGTCGAGAAGCTCGACCGGGAGATCAACTCGGTGGAGAAGGAGCTGCGGCAGCTGGCGGTCGCATACGCCGAGGCGGGCACTGCGGCCGAGCGGGCGGACCTGGACGGTGCGATCGCTCGCAGCAACCGGGAGCTGACCAAGCTCAAGAAGAACAAGATGGTCCTGAAGGACCTCCTCCCGGACAAGGCCGAGGTCGGCAAGGCGCTGGACGATCTGGTCCCTGACGACAAGTTCAAGAAGAAGTTCACGTCGGGCATCTTCGAGGGCTTCTCCGACGGCCTGGCCTCGCTGAAGGGGCCGGCTATCGCGGCGCTCGCCCCGATGCTGGCCGGCGTCGCCTCCGCCGCGATCATCGGCGGAGCCGCCGGCGCGGGCATCCTCGGCGGTCTGCTGCTGGTCGCGAAGGACCCGCGGGTGCAGGCGGCCGGTAAGTCGCTGGGTGAGAACCTGCTCGGCGAGCTGAAGAAGGATGCGAACGTCTTCGTCGAGCCGGTACTGAAGCAGATCGGCAAGGTCGAGGTCGCGTTCCACGGCATGAACGACGACATCAAGCACATCTTCGCCGACTCGGCCAAAGACCTGGACCCGCTGGTCAACGGGATGATCGACGGGACTCACGGGATCCTCAAGGGCGTCGAGGACCTGGTCCACAAGGGCAAGCCGGTCGTTGACCAGCTCGGGCAGAGCATGGCGGAACTGGGCGATGCGACCGGCCACGCGCTGTCGATGATCGCGGGTGGGTCCAAGCCTGCCGCACGGGCGCTGGGTGACCTGTCGGAGAACGTCGGCTACCTGATCACCGGTAGCGGCGGACTGGTGCGGGCGCTGACCGAGGTGTACGGGGTCCTGTCCTGGCCGTGGGACAAGGCGAACGATGCGCTGTTCAAGTACTACACGGGTGTCGACAAGGCGGCGGCGAAGACGCACGTGGCGTCGGTGATCTCCGGTGTGTTCGCCGACGTGCAGAAGACCGTCGCCGTGACGACGCTGTCTGCGGGCGAGGCCGCCGGCAAGGCGGGCATGCAGATGCAGACCTACGCCGACAGCATGGACGAGGCCTCCGCGAAGGGCCGCGGCCTGTACGACGCGCAGACTGATCTGGCGCAGGCGGAAGCCGATACCACGAAGGCGGTCAAGGAGAACGGCCGGACCCTCGACATCAACAGCCAGAAGGGCCGCGACAACCGTAAGGTCCTGTCCGATCTGGCGGGCAAGCTTCAGGCCAACTACGACGCTTACGTGAAGGTCAACGGTGAGGGGGGGGCCGCGCAGAAGGTCGCCCAGAACAACCGGGACGCGTTCGTCCGTCTGGCGAGCCAGTTCGGGATCACCACGAAGAAGGCCCAGGACCTGGCCACCGAGATGGGCCTGCTGCCGGCCAACAAGAAGACGAACTTCTACGCGAACACCCACGACGCCGAGGCCCGGATCGCCGCGCTGAAGGGTCACATCGGCGGCGTGCACGGCAAGACCGTCACCGTGCATGTATCCGTCACCGGGACCGAGAGGCTGGACGCGCTCGGCCACCGGATCGGCGGGGCCGCGACGGGTGGCCCGATCGAAGGCCCGGGCACCACCACCTCGGACTCGATCCCGATGATGCTGTCCCGCGGCGAGCACGTGTGGACTGCGCGGGAGGTCGCCGCGGCGGGCGGCCAGGCCGCCGTGTCAGCGCTGCGCGCGTCGGTGCTGTCGGGGTCGCCCCGGGTGATGCCCTCGAACTTCGGCCCGCAGAAGATCATCGTCGAGAACCGCAACACCATCGAGTTCGCAGGCGGCCCCGACGCGTTCGGCCAGCTGATGGCGAACACCCTGCGGGTCCGGCCCGGCATCCGGCAGACGATCGCGAAGACCCTCGGCGTACAGGCGGCCTGATGGACCTCTCGACGCTCGGCCGGTTCCACATTGCCCCCGGCTACGACCCGTCGCTGCCCGCGACCTGGGTGTGGACCGACCGCAGCCAGGACGTCAACCACATCAACGGCGGCGTCCAGATCACCGGCGGCCGGGGCGACGAGACCAGCCAGGCCGACGCGGGTAGCGCCACGCTGGAGATCGACAACGCGGGCGGACACTACTGCACCGACAACCCGCTCGGCCGCTGGTACGGGCTGCTGTCCGACGGTTGCCCGGCCCGGTGGGGCACGATCTCCGGCGCCGAGGCGTTCACGGCCAGCGCCTCCAACGGCTGGGGCACGCCGGACGTCGGCACCAGCTGGACGTTGAGCGGGACCGCAGCGGACTGGTCGGCCAGCGTCGGCGTCGGCCAGCTCTCACAGACCACGATCAACGCGTTCCGCACCGCCATCCTGGTCGGCGCGGACGCCCGTAACGGAGACGCCACCTTCGTCGCCTCGGTCCCGGCGACCGCTACCGGCGCGTCGCTCGTCGTCGGCCTCGTCGCACGCCGAACGACCGGCGTCAGCCAGATCTGGTTCTGCATCGACTTCGGCACCGCCGGCGTGCTCGGCGCCCGGATCAAACGCGACGTTGCCGGAACGACCACGGACCTCGCCGGCACGCCTTCGGCCGGCACCTACACGCCGGGTCAGCGGATCAAGGCCCGCTGCGTGTGGGACGGCCAGGACCTGCGCATGCGGATCTGGACGGACGGATCCCAGGAGCCGACCACCTGGCTGGCCACCGCGACGGATACCCAGTGCGACGGGTCCGCGGTCGGCCTGCAGTTTTGGCGGGTCTCCGGCAACAGCAACAGCTCGCCGCTTGTCTTCGCCGTCGACGACGTCGAGATCGAGGCGGTCGAGATCTCGGGCCAGGTGCCGGACTTCCCGATCCGCTGGGACGACACCGCGCAGCAATCCTGGTCGCCGATCGAGATCGCCGGCCCGATGCGCCGGCTCGGGCAGGGCAGCGAGGACCTCCGCTCGCCGATCTACCGGCAACTGTCCGCGCAGAACCCGATGGGCTACTGGCCCCTCGAGGACGCCAGCGGCGCGACATCGGCTGCCTCGGGGGTCGCCCGCGGCGCACCGGCAACTGTCGTCGACGGCAGCTTCGGCAACTCCGATTGCCCGCCCGGCGCTTCGTCGGCGGTCACCTTGAACACCGCCGGCGTGTCCCGGGTGTCAGGCCGCGGCAAGGCCTGGTCGATCCCGCAAGACGGCTACGCGACCATGATCTACGCCCGATTCCCGGCCCTGCCGGCGTCCAGCTCCCCGGTCGGCACCCAGAAGATCCTCGAGATCCCGGCCGCCGGAACGGTGAGCCGGTGGATCATCTACGCGACGTCGACCGGCTGGTATGTGGAGGGCTACCAGGGCGACGGGTCGCTGCTGGTCAACGTCGGCTCATTCGCGTACGGCATCAACCCGCTGCAATGGTTCGCCATCCAGCTCGAGGCGCAGGAGACGGGCGGCACCGTCAACTGGGCGCTGATCTGGCACCAGGTCGGATCAACGGCGTTCTCCAGTGGCTCGGGCAGCTACACGGGCACCGCGGACCGGATCCCCAACGTATCCGCGTGGGCGCCGGTCGACGGCGCGCTGGTGAGCAACCTGTGGTTCGGCGACGACCTGCTCCCCTTCGTCGATGCCGTCTTCATGAAGGTGTCGGCCGGATACGCGGGGGAGCTGGCCGCCGACCGGATCGCCCGCCTGCACACCGAGCAGGGCGAGACGATCCTGGTCGAGCCCGGCGACAGCGAACCACTCGGCGTGCAGAAGGCCGGCGACTTCCTCGGCCTCGTCCGCGAGGCCGAGGCCGCCGACATGGGCATCCTCTACGAGGCCGGCGCGGGCAACGGCTACCGGCCGCGCGGCGCCCGCTACAACCGGCGCGTCGACCTGACCCTATCGATCCCAGGACTCGACCTGGGCGACCCGGCGCCGCAGCCCACCAAGGACGACTCCCGAGTCCGCAACTACTGGACCGTCAGCCGCACCGACGGCTCCTCGGCCACCGACTACGACCCGGCGGACGTGGCACGCCGCGGCCGCCGCCCGGACCAGACGACGATCAACATCCAGTCGGACGGCCCGCTCGGCGGCCACGCCGCCTGGCGGGTGTCACTGGGCACCTGGGGCGAGTACCGGTGGCCGCAGATCACCTTGGACCTGACGGACCGGCCGGACCTGCTCGCCGCCTGGCGCGGCCGGCGCTACGCCCCCCGGATCGCGCTGACCGGGATCCCGTCGCAGGGCCCGGTCGGGCAAGACGCGTCACTGACTGCTGAGGGCTGGTCGCAGCAGATCAACTCCGACTCGTGGAAGGTCACGCTCAACTGCTCCCCGGCGAGACCCTGGGACGTGGGCGTCTGGGACGACCCGAACTACCGCTACGACTCCCGGTCGACGACTCTCGAGGCCGGTCTCAGCTCGAGCGACGCGCTGGCCGGGCTGATCACCGCGGACCCGGGCGAGTACTGGTCGTGGACGAGCCCGCCGTACGGGCTGACGATCTCCGGCCAGAAGCAACGGGTTCTCGGCATGAGCCAGCCCGGCTCGGTCGCGGTCGTCGACGGCACGTTCGAGCTCGGCGTCAGCACCTGGGCGGTGACCGGCGGCACCCTGGCGGCCAGCACAGCGCAGGCCCACCGCGGCACCACCAGCGCCCTGATCACCGTGTCCGGGTCGCCGACCACCGCCCTGATCCGCGATCACACCACCGTCGCGGCGTCGGCCGGGCAGACGTTCACCACCAAGATGTGGGTCTTCTGCTCGATCTCCACGAACGTCACCGCGGTGATCGACTTCTACAACGGGGCCAGCTTCATCAGCAGTGCGTTCGCCGTCACTGCGGTCACCGCGAACACCTGGACGGAGATCACCGCGTCCGGCACTGCGCCGGCCACGACGACCCGGCTGGAGTACGGGCCGTCGTTGGGCGGCTCACCCGCGAACGGGACGCTGCTGTACGTCGACGACGTCGACATCCTGCGCACCGACGCGCAGTCCGGGCGGCAACTGGCGACGCTCACCCGCGGCATCAACGGGATCACGAAGAGCCTGCCGGTGGGTGCGGCAGTCCATGTGAGCAACTCGGGAAGGTGGGCGTTGTGACGGTCTTCGCCGGCGATGTCATCTCCGCGACCGACGTGAACCGGCGGGTCGGCACGACCACGGGACTGTCCGACAGTTCGGCGACCTCCGGCACGACGGAGCTGTCGATCGATCAGGTCACCGCGTTTCTGATCGCGGGCCGCCGGTACACGATCACGTGGGATACGCAGTGGCTCGGCACGGTCGCCGCTGACGTCTTCTTCCTGCTCATCCGGGAGGGCTCTGGGATCGCGGGCAACCAGCTCGACTTCACCACGGTGAAGGTCGGGGCTGCGACGATCACGACCGAAGCGGCAATCCTGATGGTCGACTACACGGCCTCCGCCACGGGCAGCCAGACGTTCACGGCGACGTTCCGGCGCTCGTCAGGCACGGGCACGCTGACCGCGAAGGCCAGCTCGACGCAGCCCCGGACCCTCAAAGCCGAGTACGCGGACTAGGAGATCACCATGGCCGACTGGATCCTGATCCCGTGCCTGCGGGCGCTGTTCATGGAGTTCGACCGGATCGCCCCGTCCCGTGACCACGCGTCGGACGGCGACCTCGGCGACGCGGCGCACCGGCTGGAGGTCTCGGACCACAACCCGGACGAGACCGGGAAGGTGCCGATCCACGACGCGGACCACCTCAACGAGGTCCACGCGATCGACGTCGACAACAACCTGAACGAGTCCGACCTGACCATGGAGAAGGTCGTCCAGTTCCTGCTCGGCCGCTGCAGGTCCGGCGCCGAGAAGCGTCTGCGCTACATCATCTACAACCGCAGGATCTGGTCGGCGAGCTCTGGCTGGGTACAGAAGACGTACACCGGGTCGTCGCCGCACACCGAGCACGCCCACTTCAGCGCCTCGTACGAAACCAACCTCGAGGCATCGACCGCCTCATGGCACCTGGAGGAGATCCCCGTGGCCCTGACCGCCGCCGACAAGACCTGGATCACCGGGCAGATCGCCGCCGCCGTGACGAAGGTCGCGGCCGACAACACCGCCAAGGTCGACGACCTCCTCGCCGTGAAGATCGACGACAAGGCCAACCCGAACCGCACCGTCGGCGACCTCTACCGCGACCTGGCGAAGCTGCGCGGCTACCTCGTCGGCGACAACGCGGACACCTCGAATGCCGCGATCCCCGACGTCGCGCCGGTCGGCCAGATGACGATGGCTGCCCGCGCCGTTCTCGCCGCGCCGCCGGCCAAGCCGTGATCCGGCCTCGGACCAAGGCGGATCATGAGTGAGCCCCGAGAAGCTGATCGGCTACGTCCGGGACGCGGGGTGCGTGCTGGTGGGACTGGGCGGGATCACGTATCAGATCGTCTCCGGGAACGTGAACGGGCAACTGCTCACCACGTGCATGGGCCTGCTGGGCATCGCCGGGGGGATCAGGGTGTGGCAGCTGCGGCCCGGTTCGAGCTCGGCTGGTCGCGGGCGGTCGTCGCCGTCGCGCTCGTCGGCCTCGCACTCGCCGTCGTCCTCCTCCTCGGCGGAGGGTGAGTCGTGAGCACGCCGTACGTGCGCTTCTGGTACGCGATCGCCGTGGCGTTCATCGCGGTGGTCGGGATCGCCACAGCGGGCGTGGTCTACACCAACTACGTCCAGAAGCAGGCGGAGCACCGCGCCGAGGTGGCCCGGCAGGAGTCGGACCGGCGCTGGTGCTCGCTGCTCGTCGACATCGGCAACTCGCAGCGGGCGGTACCGCCGAAGACGGAGTCCGGCAAGCGGTTCGCGGCGGAGATCGACCGACTGCGCCACGAGTTCGGCTGCCCGGAGAAGTGACGGGGGCCTGAGCCCCCGGCCCTAGATCAGTCCGAGCCGGTCGAGGCCTTCGACGATGTCGGCGTGGATCTCGCCGGGGAGCCGGTCGAGGATCTCGTAGAGGTCCGCTCCGGCCTTCAGGTTGGTCTTGATCGCGGCCAGCAGCCCGGCCAGGAGGATCGTCTCGGTGGTCTGCTCTTCGATCTCCAGCGTGTCCATCTTCCGTCTCCCTGTCTCGCTCGCCCTTATGTAGATAGTCTACAGGGCCTGTAGCCAGTCTACAAGGGGTTGGGCCGAGGTTCTTCAGGAAGTTTTCCGAGGCTTGCCCTGCCACTTCCGCAGCGTCATCCGGTCGATGCCGGACTCGCGCGCCACCTGCGCCTCAGGCTTCCCCGCCGCCAGCTCAGCCAGGGCAAGCGGCTTGATCAGAGCGGTCACCTCGTCCAGCCGCTCGCGCAACTCGACGCGGCGCTGGCCCAACTCGATCAACGTCAGCTCAGTCATGTAGCCAGTCTACACGTGTTCGGGAGGACATCATGGCTCGCGTACGCAAAGCGCTCGTCGCCGCAGTCACCGCCGGGCTCGCCGCAGGGATCGCCGTGCTCATCAAGGCCGGGACAATCGACGACACCACGATCAGCCAGGCCGTCGGCGCGTTCGCCGTCGCCGCCATCGCCGCAGGCCTGGCTACCTGGAAGGTGCCCAACGCGGCGGCGGCATAGCGCCGCACCCTATACGTACCCACCGACAGTTTCGGCCCCTCATCCTTCGGGATGGGGGGCCGTTTCTTGCTGTCTGGATCAGCCAACCGTCAGCTCGACTGGGCCGGCCTTGAGCTTGGCCTCCTCGTACTTCACCGCGCCGCGATGCGACACCTCGACCCCGTAGAAGCCCTTCCCTGCGGGGATGTTCGGCACCGAGAAGGCCAGCTCGCAGGTGCCTTGCATCCCGTCGCCGGCGTTCATGCCGCTGAGCTGGCTCACCGCGACGACCGCGCCGGACGCGTCGGTGATCGTGACCGCGGCGCCGAGCGCCAGGTCGTCGAAGCCGCCCTGGCCGCGGCATCCCCCGATGTCATCGGTCGTGATGAACTGGCCCTCCGCCAGGGTGAGGGTGCCGGAGACCTGGAACGTGGCCGGGGCTGCGGATACCACGGTCGTCTTGGCCGGCGTCTTGTCGCTGGGCCGTTGGGTCAGCGCGTAGATCAGCCCGCCTGCGGCGAGCACGAGCAGGATGATGACGGCGATCAGGATCGGCACGGCCTTGCTCTTCGGCTTCGGCGGCGTCCAGTCGCCCTGCGGCGGCTGGACGGTGTGGCCGGCGACGACGGGCGGCTGCTGCGGCTGGTAGGTCATGGCGGATCCCTGCTCGCGGTGACGGGGCGATCACAGGGTGAGGTATCGATGCAAGCCTGGTCTATCGGATGATCGGCCGGGTCAGTCGCCCTCGTCCGGCTCGTTGATCTCCGGCCGGTACTCGCGTATCCACGCCTCGACGTCCTCAGCAGCCCAGACGCTGCCCATCTTCAGCACGGCGTACGGCTCGGGGAAATCCCTTCGGGTGATCAGCCGCTGCACCCACTCGCGTGAGTACCCGAGCCGCTGCCGGATCTCCCACGCGCCCATGAGCTGCACTTTCCTGCCCCGAGGTGGCATCCCCTGACGGTATGCATTGTCGGTGTGCACTGATGGTGAACGGCTACACACCTGCACACGTGTGAACACCACGTGTAGCGTCCGCGGCGAAGGCGGTCCGGGTCGGTGCCTGCATGCCCGGCCCGGACTGCCCCTTCGATGCAGCGGAGGAAAGCCATGACCGACGAGAAATGGCCACTGACCAGCAAGGTGATCGCCGACGCCGAGCGGGCCGCCGGCGAGCCCGACCTGACGGACGACGACGAGCCCGAGCAGGGCATGTCCCTGCTGAGGATGCTGGCGGCGGAGTCCGACGGCCGTATCCAGGAGTACGAGCCGGGCCGGTTCTACGTGTCGAAGATCGACCCCTGACGTAGCCGATCTTCACCCGGACGGGTGACCTTGTGTCGCCCGGACGGTGTGAATGCAGAAGATCAGGAGACCTCCCGGCCCCATCCACCCCTGGGCGGGGAGCCGAACAAGGGAGGAGCTCGTGACCCGAGCTGTCGCCTTCATACCGTCCACCAACTACGAACGGAGCGCCGCCCGCTGCATCGACTACATCCGCGCCATGGGCTACGAGTTCAAAGGCCTCGTCCGGGACTGGAACACCGTCCGTCAGATGCTCACCGACGGGGAGGTCACCTGCGCCATCGTCGCCGACTGGCGCGACCTGGACCCCGACCGCAAGCCGCGCATCGAGGTCGTCTCTCACCAGCAGCCCAACGGCGGCAAGTTCTGGGACGAGCGGACCCGCATCATCAACCGGAACTCGATCAGGTAAGCCGCACGACCGCACGACCGCGCGTCCCCCAGACCCCGGGACGCGTGCCGCCGGATTCAGCCGGCGAAGCGGGGCAGGGTCGCCCGCGCCGCCCGCTGCTGCTCGTCGGTCGCGTCGGTGTAGATCTGCGTCGACGAGAGCCGGGCGTGGCCGAGGAGCCGCTGCGTGACCCGGATGTCCTTGAACTCCCGCTGCACCGTCGTCCCGAGCCAATGCCGCAGCCGGTGCATCGACGTCTCGATCCCCGCCTTCTGGAACTGATAGGCGGCCTCCGCGCTGATGTAGTGCGCCGACGCCCGTTCGCCGTTGTCCGGCCGGCGCGCGACCGGCCCGGCCGGCAGATCCTTCACGGCCTGCCACACGGCGGGGTCGGTGTCGTGGACCCGCGGCCGGTTGCCCTTGCCGAGCGGCACGATGGTCTGCTGGGCGTCGAAGTGGTTGCGGTCCGCCCGGCTGATCTCGATGCAGCGGAACCCCTGGTACGCGGCCAGGATCGCCCACAACCGGTACGGGTCCGGCACCTGCGTGATGATGCGGCCAACCTGCTCGTCGGTGGCGGCCCGGGCGATGCTCTCGGCCGAAGCGACCGGCGGCAGCCGCTCGGTCGGGTCCGCGCTCAGCCACGGGTCGTCGGGGTCGGCCGCCCAGCCGTAGAACGACTTGAGCGCCCCGTAGTAGGTGGCCCGCGTGTTCTGCGACCAGTCATCGCGGTACAGCCACTCGCGCAGCTCGGCTTCGCGGACCTGGCCGATGCCGAACTCCATCTCCCGGTTGAGCCGGTACAGCACCTCGCGCCGCCCCTGGATGGTCTTCTCGGTGCGCCCCTTGTCGTGTAGGTGGCGTAGATACGCCTCGATGATTTCCATCTCTTGAGGCTCGGCCTGACCGATCCGGATCGACATCGATCATCGGTCCCGTCTACTCCGCTTGCCACGTTCGAGGTAGGCCGTTCGGCCAGGTCCGGCGCCCGCGCCGACCAGCCCTCGGCCGTCCGGCCGATTGTCATCTGGGCGATCCCGGAAAGCCGGCCGTTCGGCCATGGCGAGATATCGGGGGATAGGTCGACCCTCGCCCGCCTGACCCGCCATCCGGGGCCCGGCCAATAGCCATCCGTAGTCGCAGCCGGTGCGGTCGGCGATGAGGCTGGCCATCTCGACGACCCGGCGCGGGGCGACGTTGTCCCGTTCCCATGTCCGCCAGCTCTCCGGCGGGATGCCGCATGCGACTGCGGCCTCGCGTACGTTTCCCCATCCCATGCGCTGGCGGACGAGCGCCAGCCGGGCCCCGAACGTGGAGTCGTCCGGCATCCAGCCCCTCGCGGTGGACTGTTCCGGTGCCTGTGTCATGCGGTCAGACTACATGACTTCCCATGACATACACGAGTAGTCCGAATTCACGCACATGGATTGGCACGCCATGTGCCACGAAAGATGTGCATCGCACAGCTTGACATGGGTTGCATGCCAACCCTAGTGTTCTGTGCATGACACAGGACCACTCGTTCCTCACGGTAAGCCAGGCGACGGAGCGCCTCAACAGCGCCGGCTTATCCGTCTCCCGGGACACCGTGCAGCGGTGGTGCCGCGAGAAGAAAGTCCCCGCCCTCACGCTCCCCGGCGGCTACTACCGCCTCCGCTCCGACGATGTCGATGCGCTCCTCGTCACCCAGCCAGTCGACACTGAGCAGGCCTCGGCATGACCGCCGCCCTCGTCTCACTCAACCCGGCCGCCCTGGTCACGCTCGCCGACTGCGAGCAGCGCATCGAGCGCGGCCTGAAGAGCTTCGTCGATGTCGGCGAGGCGCTGGCCACGATCCGCGACAGTCGCCTCTACCGTCGGACGCACGCGACGTTCGAGGACTACTGCCGCGAGCGGTGGGGCTTCAGCGATCGTCGCGCCTCGCAGTTCATCGAGGCCGCTTCTGTGGTCCCCAAAATTTTGGGGACCGGCCTTCCCGTTCCGGTAGTTGAGTCCCAGGCGCGCGCCCTCGCTGCCGTGCCCGAGCCGGAGCGCGCCGAGGTGTGGCGCGAGGCGGTCGAGCGCACCGAGGGAAGGCCGACCGCGAAGGTCGTTCGCGAGGTCGCCGAGGAGCGCACCGCACCAACCCAGACCCCCGGACCGGCTGCTGCCCCGACTGTTCCGGTGGCCGGTCCGGGCTCGGCTTCCCCCGAGCCCGGACGTCCGGATCTGCGGCTAGTCAACGACCCGGAGCAGGCCGAGGCCGAGCGCATGGAGACCCAGCGCGTGCAGATCGTCGAGCGCGCCCGCAAGCGTGCTCCGCGCCTGGTCCACGAGATCCGCGACCTGATCAACGAGGTCGTGGCCGGTATCAACCTCGGCGAGATCGACCTCGTCACCCCGCAGGCGGTCGCGGACATCCGTGCACTCGTCGACATCCTCGAAGCCCGCATGGAGGCGACCCAGTGAACGGCGAGCAGGCGTACAAGTTCGCACTGGCCAATGCGCCTCGCAACACCGACGGCAGCGTCCGCGAGGAGTCGCTGGTCGAGATCGTGGCCCGGGCCATCGACTTCGATCCGGACAAGGAGCGCCTCGGCCTGGCCCAGCGCGTCGTGTCCCGGCGCAAGCGTCCTGGACAGACCGAGCCCGCCGGGAAGGTGTGTATCCCCGGCCTGGAGGCGTACGAGTTCGAGCCGGACCGGCTGGTGGCCGACGAGAACGGCAACGTCGTCGAGAACGCGCGGGCGCTGGCGGCCCACAAGAAGGCGGAGGCCCGGCGCGCCGAGATGGCCGCCGAGCGTGCAACCGAGCGGCTACGCCGGGAGCAGGGTGAGGCCGACGCCTTCGGCGACTGGTCGGTGGCCGAGTCGGCGAAGGGCCGCGATCCGCGCGTGCTGACGTTCGAGGCGTTCCTGCGAGAGCAGGGCTTCCTCGAGGATGGACAGTCGGCGTGACCGCCGTCGACCTGGCCGGCCAGTCCAAGACCCCGCCGCCGCCGGCCAATCCCCCGTCTCGCCCGCCGAAGACGCCCTCGCCTCCGACGAAGCCCCCGAAGCGGGACGCGGCCGAGCGGCTGGCCGACGACAGGATCTTCCTCGCGGTCGCGCAGTTGCGCGTCGACCTGGCCCGGCCGCACAAGCCGGCGCCGCCGTCGAAGCCGCCGCGGAAGCCGACGAACACGAAGCCGATCCGTTCGGCGTCACAGAACTCCCGCCATGGTGGCCGGGAGGAGTCGCCCACGCCGCCCCGCGTGGCCGCTGACTCGGAGGGCCGTGCCGGGTTGACCCCGCCCGGCGCGGTTCCCTTCACCCTGCCGCCGACGCCCGCCCTGCCGTCTTTCGGTGATGGCCCGCCGCGTCCGGGGAATCCGCCGCCGCCTCCGCCGCAGCCGTTCCCGCCGAACCCGTTTCCCCGGCCGGGCTTGGCGTGGCTTCCGGCGCTGATGTTGCCGTCGCTGCTGCTGCTCGCCGCGATCGACTACACGGCCTGGGCCGCGTGGTGGATCTGAACCCCTGAGACAGATGCGGGCCAGCCGATGCACGTCGGCCAGCCCGCCCGGATCAACTCTCCCGAAGAAAGGACCGATCCGATGAACGAGACGGTACGCAAGCAAAAGTCGGGTGACCAGCTCGCCGTTGGCGACTGGCTCGCGCCCGGTGAGCTCGTCGACGGTGCGGCCCAGGTGCTGCACGTGCTGAAGTACCTACCGAAGGACACTATCGCCGAGGACATCCACGTCCACCTCGTCGTGCGCGAGCTCGGCCATGTCGCGCCGTATGCCGACGTCGTCTCCGGCAGGTGGCTGGCCGAGCTGGCAAGCGACGAGGACCTCGCCGGGTACCGCGAGGCCGCACGCCGGGCCGAGTCGATCGCCGACATCCGCCGGTTCGCGGACTGGATGGAGGCGAACCCGTGGGTGATGCTGCCGCACGGCGTGAGGGCGTGGCAGCAGATCGCCTCTCCGGCCTTCAGCGACGGGATCTCGCCCGCTGAAGGCCTGGCCAAGGTCCGTGAGCTTGCGGCCAAGCTGGGCGTCGAAGCCGACGAGTCGGCCGATGACCGCACCGAGGTGGAGTTCCGCATCGGCATGGTGGAGTACCAGCTGCTCACCTGGCACAAGGACGGCCGCCCGGCCGAGCTCTCGCCGGAGACCGCCGAGTGCTCGGCCGCCTGCAAGGACCCGAACCGGCCGGATCGGGGTGTGCACTTCCTCGGCTGCCCGAACCACGCGGCCCCGATGGCGACCGCGGATTCCGGTCCGGCCGAGTCGGAGGCCGGGCGATGACCGAGCCCGTGCGGATGCGCGCCGACCAGCTCTCGGTCGGCGACCTCGTGCCCGACGCGTACCTGCCGCACCGGTTCAACAAGGGCCCGGCCGAGGTGCGGTTCGTGGCGGACGACGGCGAGGGGCACACGTTCTTCGCGTTCCGCTACCCGAACGGCCAGCACGACAGCACGACGGTGCTGTCCGAGTCGGCGCTGGAGATCTGGCCCGCGCCCGCTCCGACCGGCCTGGACTACTCCCGGCCCGCCGACAGTGACGACCCGCAGCCGTCCGGGGGCCGTGAGCCGATGCACACGGGCGCGATGACCGACGACGGCCTGGTTGACGAGAGCGGCGTGTGCTGGCTGTGCGGCGGCTCATTTCCGCACGCCCATCCCGAGGCGCAGTGATGCCCGCCGTCTTCCTGCCCTGGTGTGAGTCCTGCGGCATGCACGGCTGCCGCCCTCGCCCCGTGGTGGAGACGCCTGTTCCACCGCCACTGACCCCGGTGCGGCGGCCTGACACCCTGCCGTACCGGACCGGCCCGGGGCGTACGTGACCCCCAGCACGACGCCCCGGGCCACCTACCTCGCAACCTCTGATCGAAGGACATATAGCCATGACCGACACCCTGCTCGACTACGACCCGAACGACTCCGGCGAGATCTCGCGCCCCGTCGGCGAGAAGCTGACCGTCATCCTCCGCCGCGACACGACCGGCGAGACCACGCAGAACCTGGGCCAGTACTTCCGGCCCGACGTCCCCTTCGACGCCATCCCGCGCCGCATCGTCGACCTCGACGACACGGTCACCTTCCACAGCCCGATGAACGTGGCTACCGGCCTCACCGGGCCGCAGATCCCGCCGACTCCGGACCCGGTGCCGCCGCCCCCGCCGCCGCAGCCGAAGTACAACATGGCTGACGCGCAGCCGATCGCCCCGCTTGAGCGGGTGGCCGGCGCAGCCGAGACCGCGCGGCTGTCGCTGCTGGGCACCGTGGCCGGGCTGGACGGTGACCTTCGGCCGGACGGCTACGTCGGACGCCACCGTGACCCGCTGGACCGGTACGCGGTCCAGGGTGAGGCCGCGTGGGGTCGGCTGGTCGAGGCTGCGAAGCCGGGCGGGGAGCCGCGTCGCTTGCGTGTGCAGGTGGGTGTGGGCGCGTTCATCGCGTTCGCGGCTGCCGTGTCCGTGGTCGTGCTGGCGGTGTTCTGGTGACCGCGCCGAACGCCGAGTTGGCGTACGCAGTACTGGACCGGATCGACGCCGACCCGGAGAGCTGGGACCAGACCATCTGGAGCTGCAACACGACGGCCTGCTTCGCCGGGCATGCCGTGCAGCTCTCCGGCGGGATCCTCGACTACGAGCTGGTCGTCGAGGGGCCCGGCGATCTGGGCGGCCGATCTGTTGAGGAGGCCGCCTACCGCGTGCTCGGTATCAGCGCGGACGCGTCGTGGCTCCATGACGGCAACGATTGGCTGTTCGCGCAGGACAACGACCGCGAGGACCTCGGCCGTCTGGTCGCCGAGATCTTCGGCCCGCGCCCGGAGGCTGCGTCGTGACCACCGAGACGCGCCTGCTGCGCTACGGCCTCTACGCCGTCATCACCGCCGCCGAGGAGCTGGTCTACGGCGCGGGCGATGAGCCCGACATCTACGGCACCGTCCGCCGCCGTGGCCCGCTGTCCGTCGACTGGGAGATCACCGCCGGGCCGACCGGGGAGCCGCTGGCGTGGGGCCGGACGTGGACGCGGGGCGGCGCGTGGGTTGCGGCGTCCGCCGCCGCGCACCGGCCGGGGCTCACGAAGGCGGTGACCCGGTGATCACCATGGTCAAGCACGCCGGCGACCACGACGTCATCGCCCACCAGCTCGACCCCGCCGAGCGCCACGCCGCCGCGGAGTTCATCGGCGACTACCTCGTCCCGAAGCTCGCTGCGGGATGGGGGAAGGCCACCGACGCCGAGCTGGTCTACGAGATCCGGCGGCTCGCCGCTCAGCCCGAGTCCGAGCTGACGACGCTGCTGCTGAACCTCGTCACCGATGAGCAGGTTCGGCGCGAGGTGGTGGCGTCGTGAACCGGGCGCCGAAAACTTACTGGGCCGCCGCGGCCGTGTGGGTCGTCGTCGGCGGCGTCGTCGGACTGGCAGGCGGATGGGCAGTCAAGCCCGCCCCCGCCGCCGGCCAGTTCGAGCAGCCCGCCCCGACCGCGATCGCCGAGCGCGCCTTCCCCGGCGTGCGGATCAACTGGGTCGGGTCCGGCACGTTCCAGGTCCCGAACCAGGTGCCCCCGGGCTCGTACATCGTCGCGGCGGGCAGCACCAGCACGTTCGGCTGCTCGTGGATCCGGCTGAAGGCCGACGACGACAAGCCGAAGTCGGTGATCGACTCCGGGACCGTGAACCGTGGCGGCTTCGACCGGTTCACGGTCGGCTCCGGTGACCGGCTGCTGAAGCTGCTGGGCGACTGCACGTGGGCGAGGTTGTGATGGCTGAGTTCGCGTTCGCCAAGGCCACCAAGAAGGCCGCCAAAGGCCGCATCGCCCTCGACGGGCCGTCCGGCTCCGGCAAGACCTACACGGCGCTCACCATCGCCGGAGTGCTCGGCGACCGGATCGCGGTCATCGACACCGAACACGGCAGCGCCAGCAAGTACGCCGACCTGTTCACCTTCGACACCCTCCACCTGCACCGCTACAGCCCCCAGATCCTCATCGACGCCCTCAAGGCCGCCGGGGACGCCGGGTACGACGTCGTCGTCGTCGACTCGCTCAGCCACTTCTGGATGGGCACCGACGGCATGCTCGAACAGGTCGACAAGGCCGCCAAACGCGCCGGTGGGCACGGCATGTCCGGCTGGAAAGAGATGCGCCCGGTCGAGCGGCAGATGGTCGAAGCGCTGCTCGCCTACCCCGGGCACGTGATCTGCACGCTGCGGGTCAAGACGGACTGGGTCGAGGGCGAGAACGCCCGCGGCAAGCGCCAGATGATGAAGGTCGGCACCAAGGCCGAGCAGCGCGAGGGCCTCGAGTACGAGTTCGACATCGTCGCGTCGATGGACCTGAACAACGAGCTGACCGTCGGCAAGTCCCGCTGCCCGGCTCTGTCCGGCGAGATCGTCGACCGGCCCGGGGTGGCGTTCGCCGAGACGTTCAAGGCGTGGCTCGACGCGGGCGAGACCGCCGGGCCGTCCACCTATGACCGGCTCAACGACACGATCCTCGACGCCGGCGACAAGGCCGCTCTGACCGCCGCGTGGAGGGACATCGCGCTGGCCCGCAAGACCGGGCAGGTGTCCGACATGCAGGGCGAGGCGCTGGCCATGGCGTGGAAGGAACGCCGCGACGAGGTCGCGCCTGCCGACCCCCAAGGAGAGCAATCGTGAACCGCCTGGAAGCAACCCAGCAGGTCCTGAAGCTCGAGGCCGCCGCCGCCCAGCTGCGCGAACGCGCCAAGGCAGTCCGCCTGCAACTCGACGCCGACGCCCGACACGAGTTCGAGGAGCAGGGCGCCGCGCCGACGTGGCGGCTCGCCGACCTCGGCACCTGGTCGCTGCCGGTGTCGAAGGAGGCCCCGTACGTCGCCGACCCGACCGCGCTGGCCGAGTGGGTGAAGGGTCGGTATCCGTCCGAGATCCGCGAGGTGGTCAACCCGGCGTTCCAGACGGCGCTGCTGTCCCGGCTCACGCCGCTCGGCGAGGTCGTGATGGACCCGGCGAACGGTGAGGTTGTGCCCGGTCTCGGCGTACGCCCGGGCGGGCTGCCGCAGTCGCTGCGGTTCAAGCCGAACTCGGACGCCATGGCCGTGGCCGACCAGGTGGGCGCCAAGCTGGCCGGCCAGATCCTCGACGGCCTCGGGATCGGCGGTGAGGCGTCATGACTCAGCGGCCCCTCATTTTCGATCACTCCTGGCGCCCGCCGATGGGTAACGGTGGTGGCTCGATGGTCCGCGACTGGCCCCCGTACTACGAGCGGCCGTGCGAGTACATGAACTGCCGCCGCCCCCGGTCGGATCACCGCTGGTCCGTCAGCCGCAAGCACAAGCCGGCCAAGGCGGTGACCGCATGACCGTCGACTGGGCCGCCTACCAGAAATGCTCGCAGGTCTGCGGCGCTGAGTTGGGCAAGCCGTGCCTGGCCCTGTCCGGTTTCGTCGTCGAGGGCAACGTGACCATCGCCGTCGAGGCCGAGGAACCGCACAGCCCGCGCGAGCTGAGGGCGGGCCGATGACCGCCTCGATCAACGCACTCCAAATCCGGCGCGTGCTCGGACGCTCGAACTGGTCGACGCCTGTCTCGTTCGGGCCCGACGGCTGGCGGACGCAGCGGCTCGACGGCGCTGCCTCGATCATCGTCACCGCCGCCGACCACGAGGGAGACGAATGGGTGCACGCCTCGATCGCCCGGACCCGCTCGATGCCGGACTACGACGACCTGAAGCTCCTGCACCTCGCCGTCTTCGGTGACGGTTGGGCCTATCAGGTGTTCGCGCCACCGTCGGACCACGTGAACATCCACGAGTACGCGTTGCATCTCTTTGGCCGCCTCGACGGCAAGCCCGCCCTGCCGGACTTCACCGACGGAACGGGGTCGATCTGATGCCTCGCCTGACCGCCGCCGACATCGACTGGCAGACGCCGCCCGCCGAGCCGCGCATGTCCTCCCGCGTCTGGCGCAACCTCGACCGTCAGGTCCTCGCCGAGCTGCGCGCGATCGACCGTGACCTGTCCGCGTGGGCCGGTCACGAGCCGAAGGCCGAGGGCGTGGACTACCTGCTCGACGCGCGCCTGTACATCCGCCCGCCGGACGCGATGGATACCTGGCCGGCGAAGAAGCCACGCCGCACGCGCCGTGTCGACTCGATCATCGACAACTATTGGGAGAACCCGTAATGGCCACCGCCATGTTCCTGATCTGGTCCAACGAGCACGCCATGTGGTGGCGGGCCAACCAGCGCGGCTACACGCAATACATCGAGGAGGCGGGCCGCTACGAACGCGCCGAGGCCGAGGGCATCGTCAGCCGGGCATCGTGCGGCGGGCGACTGGCCACGCGTCGTGAAGATCCGTTCACCGGCGGGATCAATCTGTGCCTGCCTGAGGTGATGGTGTCCGCGCCGGAGGAGATCCCGGACCTTCTGCAATGGGAGGTCAGCCCGTGAGCGCCGGACAGGTGGTCCTGCTGCCGGTGCTGTGCGTCGTCACGATCGCCCTGTTCACGGGGAACAAGTCGTGACCGACGAGACCAAGACAATCACCTTTGACCTCGACTACCAGGGCCTGCGCTACAGCAGCCGCAAGGCCGTGTTCGGCCGGACCGAATCGGGGCTGCTGATGAGCCTCTCGGGTCCGATGGTCGAGCTGACGGCCGAGGAGGCCGAGCACCTGGGCGTCAGTCTCATCGCGGGTGCCGAGGCGCTGCGGCGAGGTGTGCGATGAGCGACCCGTCGACCGAGACCTGGCGGGAGACCATCGGCATGTCCACCTCGGCCCAGCTACGGCAGACCCAGCGGGACCTCGCCGCGTCGCAGGCCGACCTGAGCCGGATGCAAGCCGACCGCGACGCCGTATCGGCCATCGCCGACATGCTCCGCGCCGAGCTCACCGACGCCCAGAAGCCGTGCGCCTGGCGGGACCTCGCCGTCGACGCCATGCGTGAACGGGACCTGAGCCGCGCCCAGCTCGACGACGCCATCGCCGAGTTCCGCGCCGAGAAAGAGAAGTCATGACCCCCGAGAACACCACCGCCCGCCCGGCAGACCTCCACCTGCTCGGCCTCCTCAGCGAGGGCAACGACGGCTACATCGGCGGCATGGAGGCGGCCGGGCAACGCGAGCTGGTCGCCTCTACCTCGCTGCCGACCCAGCTGTCCTCCGGGACCGACGAGGACTTCGTGAAGCTCGGCTTCATCTTCGGCGAACCCGACTCGCGCGACCCGCTGTTCCGGCCCGCCACGCTGCCGGAGGGATGGCGCAAGGAGGGCTCCGACCACAACATGTGGTCCTACGTCGTCGACCAGCTCGGCCGCCGACGGGTCGCCATCTTCTACAAGGCCGCCTACTACGACCGGCGCGCCGACATGCGGCTGGAGAACGTCTACGGCTACGCCAGCACGCTCGCCTACGAGGCGTCGGCTTTGCCGGTCTACGACGACGCCTGGTGCACGCGGGAGGCCTTCGCCGAGCAGCTGGCCGCCATCCGGGCCGATCTCGTCCAGCGCATCGAGCAGGCGAGGGAGATGGCCGCCTCCCGCAGCGACGACTACTGGCCGCGCCGGGCCAGCAAGCTGAAGGACGATCTGGCGAAGCATGACGCTTGGGCGGCGAAGGTGGCCGAGGCCTGATGGCCACCTGCTTCGTCTGCCCGCCCGGCGACCAGGACATCCCCGACGTCGAGATGCTCGACCACCTGCGCGTCATCCACCCCGACGTCTACGGCGACGGCCCCGAGCGCTGGTGCGACGGCCGGATCGTCGTCCACGACACCACGCTCGAGCCCGGCGACTTCGGCGGTGAGCGGTGAGCAGCAGCATGCAGACCCAGATCGACCGTGGCTACCTGGCGCCCGAGACCCGGGCCGCCGCTATCCGCTACATCACCCGCACCGGCAACGCCGACGTCCTCGAAGCCCTCGGCCTGGTCGCCGACCCGGTCGCTGCCGAACGCACCGCGGCGAAGGCCCGGGCGATGTTCAACGGCCACAACCTGCCCCCGCTGGAGCCGGGCCGGTGCCCGGTCTGCGACCACCGGCTGGCGTCGCACGGCGGCTGCAACCGGCGGAAAGCCTGCCGTAAGGCCACCCACGAGCGGGTCGTCGCCGGAGGTGCCGGGTGACGCGGGTCGAGGTGTGGCACATCGTCGACGACACCGTCCGCGTCGACAAGCTCGAGACGGACGGCGAGGTCAACGCGAAGATCCACGCGGACGGGCGCGGCTACGTCAAGACACCGGGCACGGAGCGGCTGTACCGGCGGGTGGAGTTCGTCAGCATCGACGACGAGCCGGGAGGTGCCCGGTGATCGAGCCGACCGACGAGATCCAGCGCGCCTATGCCGAGGCCTGGTTCCGGGCCATCGGGATGGACGAGCCTGACGTCGAGCAGATGGTGGCCGCTGAGCTGCGTGACCCGATGCCCTGGCGACTCGCGGCGCTTCGGGCTGTCCTCGCCATCGTCGAGCGGGACTACGCGGCCCGCCACCCGTGCGAAGACCGCTTCTGGGTGGGCAAGGTCTGCACGAAGCCTCACGGGCACACGCCTCCGCACGACTGGACCAACTCCCCGGATGGCCCATCGTGAAGCCCGCCCACCGTGTCTGCGGCGGCATCTTCACCCCCGACCCGGACCTGCCACCCGACCACCAGGGCCGCCGTACGTGCCGCTGCGGGCTGGTCGGTGAGGCAGGCGACGCCCACCACCCCGAGACCGGACCGGCCGGGCTGGACGTGCAGCAGCTACGGGCCGGCGAGACCGGAGGCGAGGCGTGACCATCTGCGCGACCTGCGGCGACCCGATCGTCAAGACCGGCGTGACCCAGTCCGGGCTCGCCACCTGGGATCACGACGGCGAGCCCGCGGAGCATCCAGCCACGCCTCAGCCGACATGCCCGGCCTGCCGTTCCACTGACTACCGGATGCGCCCAGAAGCCTGGGGCGATAGCTGGGACTGCGGCACGTGCGGCCACCACGAGTTCGTATCGCTGGGGGACTGATGGAGCCTTACTACGAGGACGCCGACGCCGTGCTCTACCTCGGCGACATGCGCCAGGTCCTGCCGGTGCTCGACGTAGCCGCCGACTGCGTGATCGCCGACCCACCGTACGGCGAGACGTCACTGGCGTGGGATCGGTGGCCTTCCGGCTGGCCTGATGCGCTGATCGGCGCGGCCCGCTCGATGTGGTGCTTCGGCTCGATGCGCATGTTCCTAACGCGCCGCGACGAATTCACGTCCTGGCAGCTCAGCCAGGACCTTGTCATCGAGAAGGGCGCCGGGGCGGGCATGCACAACGACCGCTTCCGCCGCGTCCACGAACTGGTCACACATTGGTACCGGGGCCGCTGGGACGCCATCTGGAAAGAGCCGCAACGCGAGCCGGAAGCGCCCGACGCGCGACCCGGCAAGGCGATCAAGAGCCACATGCCTGTCACCCACGGCGCGTATGGCAAGCCGAGCATCTGGCTGCCGACCGATACCCGCCTCATGCGGTCGGTGCTGCGCACGCCCTCGATGCGCGGTCAGGCGCTGCATCCGACCGAGAAGGCCGGGCGGATCCTCACCCCGCTGATCGAGTACGCCTCACCGCCCGGCGGCCTGATCCTCGACCCGTTCGCCGGCTCCGGCTCGACCGCTGTCGCCGCCCGACTGCTTGGCCGCCGTGCCGTGCTGATCGAGGCCGACGAAAAGTACTGCGAGCTGATCGCCAAGCGCCTTTGTCAGGGCGTTCTTCCGTTCGGAATGGAGGGTGCCTGACACCGGCCGAACCGTTCCGATAGCGGCCGGGTCTGATACGCCCGGCCTATTCGGCCATCCCCACCAGTGCGAGCGTTTCCGAGGTATACGGGTGATCAGAAATACAGAGGGAATCGGCGCGGCGGAGATCGAAAGCCGCCTGTCGCTGAGAGAATTGGGGTGCCCGGGAAAGGCGCTTGCGACGCCAGATCCCGGGACTAAGGCACGTCCCGATTCGCCTCACGAACCGGAAGGAGCCCTAGGCGTGACTATGCCATGGGTGAGCCCTCTGTGGCTCCAACGCAACGCTGTGCAGTTCGCCACCGCTCGGATGGGTGGCATCTGATGGCCCGATCCGAAGCGCGACTGCTCGTCTCGATCTGGGACGACCCCGACTTCCTCGCTCTGTCGCCGATGTCGCAGCGGATGTACATGTTCCTCATCTCGCAGCCCGACCTGGCCCACGACGGCGTCATTGCCCTGCGCGAGCGCCGCTGGTCGAAGAAGGCCGCTGGCCTCTCCGTCGAGCGAGTGACCGACACCCTCGACGAGTTGTCCACAGCCCGCTTCGTAGTTGTGGACGCCGATACCGAAGAGCTGCTCATACGGTCGTTCATCAGGGGAGACAAGGTCTACCGGCAGCCGAACGTGCTCATGTCGGCCGCCGATCATTTGGCCACGGTCAGCAGCCGCGAGATCCACGCCGTCATCGCCGCAGAGTTGGCGCGGATCGCCGACATGAACGACGTTCCCGAGGGTTCTCGGAAGGCTTTCGCCCAGATCGTCGCCGTCGCCGAGAAGGGTTCCCGTAACCCTTCCCCGAAGGGTCCCGGGGATGGCAAGGCTTCCGGGAACCCTTCGGTGAACCCTTCCAGCGGTGAATCACCGTCCGCTGACGATCCTGTGACTGCAAGCGATGGCCCCCAAGTTTCCGCAGGTGATAAGGGTTCCCGGAACCCTTCCGCTAACCCTTCCGGCAAGGGATGTCCAAGATCTCCCGGGGAACGGGGAATGGTTACGGCCGTAGGTAGTGCTTCCCCGTACCCCGTACCTCGATCCCCGGTCCCCGTTCCCCGGGAGCTCCCTCCGGTCGCTCCCCCCGCGCTCGCTTCGCTCGACGCGGCGTCGACGGGACAAGTCGAACTCTTCGTCGTCGAGAATTCCGATCTCGACGTTCCCGAACCGGAAAACGCAGGCCAGCTCACCCGGCAATGGATCGACTACTGCACCGAAAACGAACTCAAGCTCACGAGCACGGCGATAAAGCGCTACGGGCGGCACATCAAAAACGCGCTCGCTCAAGGCTTCGAGATTCGGATCATCAAGCACGCCCTCGCTGAAATGTTTCGGGACAAGGTCGTCAGCCGCCCGGCGCTATTGGAGAACTACCTGATCCGCGTCCAGCAGGGACCGGAGCTTCCGCCGCAGCGGCTCACCCAGCACCAGGCCGCCGCCGAACGCCTCGCCCCACCCGGCAAGACCGCCACCGAGCAGCTCTACGACACCCTGACGAGGCCCGCGTGAACACCGACGAGATCCGCGAACTGATCGGCGTCTGCGTCGCCACGTATCGGCAGCCCGCCGACCCGCGCGACGAGATGATCTGGACCGCCACCCTCGGCGACCTGCCCTTCGGCCTCGCCCGCCAAGCCGTCGTCGAATGGGCCCGGTCGTCGCCGTACTGGCCGCGACCCGCCGACCTGCGCGAGCGGGCCCGGCTCATCGACGCCCAGCAGCAGCGCGAGCAGGCCAAGCGCAAGCAGCTCGCCGGGCGAACCGAGGCAGTCGAAGAAGCGATCCGCAGCCAGCAGGCCAGCTCCCGCACCGGCGCGAACATGGTCCGCCACGTCCTCGGCCGCCTCAAGGACGCGGGCAGCGACCCGCAGAACGGCAAGTTCCTCGGGGCCGAACGCTGCGCCGACGTCGCCGAGGAAGCCGTCAAGGAATGGCTCGACCGAACCCGCGAGGCGTCGTGAGCCTCGCCACCGTCACCCCGATCCGATCCCGGAGGCCCGCATGATCACCGAACGCCCGACGCCCGTGCTCTACCTCGACATCGACGGCACCGTCCGGCAGGGCAAGGACGACGCCCTCGGCCGGTTCGTCAACGGCCCCGAAGACGTCGTCGTGTTCCCCGAGGCCGTCGAGATGATGCGCCGCTGGAAGCAGGGCGGCGGCCGGATCATCGGCGTCAGCAACCAGGGCGGCATCGCTCTCGGCATCGTGGACGAGCGTCAGGTCGCCGCCGCCATGGTCGCAACCTACGCGCAGGCCGAGCAGCTCTTCGACAAGATCGCCTACTGCAAGCACCACCCCGACGCCCCGCACCCGGAGATGGCGCGCTGCTGGTGTCGCAAGCCCAAGGCCGGGCTGCTCATCGAATCGGCGCTCGACCTCGCAGCCCAGCACCCCGGCGAGATCTACCCGCCGTACATGGGCCTCATGGTCGGCGACCGGTCCGAGGACGAGGCATGCGCCGAGGCCGCCGGGCTGGACTTCCAGTGGGCCGCCGACTGGCGCGCGCAAGCCGAGGTGACCCCGTGACCTGCCGGCCGACCTGCGTCAAGCCCAGCCCCACCAACGCCCACTGCCGACCCGCGTCAGGAGAGACCACGTGATCACGAACCTCACCCCGCACCCGATCCGCATCTACGGCTGGGACGTCCCCGACCGGTTCAACCTCGGCGACCACGAGCCCCTGACCGTCATCGAGCCGTCCGGGACCGTCGCCCGCATCGGTGAGATCGAACTCGGAGGAGGCGGACTCCTGCGCGGCTGCGACGCCCCCGTTGAGCTGGTCGAATACCGGCACGCCAACGGGCTCCCGCCCAAGTACGAGAACTGGGACAAGAACACCGACTGGTACGTCGTCTCCCTCGCCCTGGCGCTGGCCTGCGGCAACCCCGACGACAAGATCAGCTTCCGCAACGACCTGCTCGTGCCGTTCCGTGAGATCCGCAACCCCGAGGGCACCGTCATCGGCTGCCGGACCCTGGCGCTGCCGGTATGACCGACGACCCGTTCCGCTGCACCTGCCCGGCGATCAGGAACCCGACCGACCCGCCGGACCTGATCTTCGGGCGGCCACGAGCGGCGAAGGACTGCCCGGCCCACCGAGCGCGGTACATCGCGCAGCAATACGAGATCGAGCGCCTCGCCCGCGAGCCCACCCCGTGAGCCGCCACGCCGGCGCCAACCCACCCGACAGCTGGAGGACCGCACCATGACCGTCAGCGACAAGCCGTGCTCCTGCGGCGACCCCTACTGCCCCTGGAATGCCGCCGGTGAAGTCCTCGCCGAGCTCGGCTGGTACCGGCCGTCCCGCAGGCCCATCGCCGGAGCGGAGCCGCTCTCGAAGCCGTGGACCGCCGCCGAGCACCAAGCCCGCCTCGCCGCCGAGCCCAAGGAGACGCCGTGACGTACCGCGTCGGCAACCACCAGCCGCAGAACATCTACCGCGACGACCAGTACATCGGCGTCATGTTCACCGCCGAAGACGCGGCCGAGGTCGTCGAGGCGATGAACGAGCGGGAGGCCGAGGACAGGCGCGAGGTCGAGCAGGCAAATGCCAGGTTCGACGAATGGGCCGACGTGCGCCGCCGCATAGTCAACCGAGCCGAGCACCGGCCGTCCAGCCTCGGCGACGGACTCGGCTACGGCCCCTGCGTCGGATGCGGCGAACTCTGGCCCTGCAAGCCCTCTCGGGGTGAGCGGCCGTGACCGACCTGCGCGACCAGCTCGCCGACTTCGAAACCACCGCACGCCGCCCACGACCCATCTGCCACCCCAACCGCAGGCACAAAGCCCGCCGCCTCTGCGCAGGCTGCTACGAACACCACATGGACGCAGGCACCCTCGACCAGTTCCCGCGCATCCGCAGGCCCGACGCCGAAATCATCGCCACCTACCGCCGCCTGCGCGCCCAAGGCCACAGCTTCCGCTACGTCGCCCACACCCTCGGCATGACCTTCGACGGCCTCAACAAGGCCTACTACCGCGCCGTCGCCGCCGGCGCCCTCACCCCCGACCGGAGGACCACGACGTGAGCGTCACCGTCACCGTGCTCCACCTCGTCGCAGGCACCGTCACCCGCGCCACCCACACCGGCCAGCAAGTCACCGTCCAGCACTTCCCCGACGGCCTCGCCCACATCCAGACCTACCGCGACGGCCGCCTCTCCCACGCCGTCAGCTACCGCACCGCCGAAGTCGTCACCCGCGAATTCGACCTGGAGGACGCGTGAGCATCGCCGACCAGATCATCGAACAAGGGCCGTTCCCCCCCGGTGAGACCTTCACCGTCCACTGCTCACCCGCCGAGATCAACGAACTCCGCGCCGAACTCATCACCGGACGCGGCGTGAGCAGGTACGAGGAATGGCGGGTCACCGGCACCTGGACTGGGCAGCTGCTCGAGAAGACGTTCCTGCCCGACGACGGCTACTCCCAGCCCGAGACCGACGCCCGCGCCTTCATCGCCCGACAGGCCAACGACCCCAACTGGACCGACGGCCCGCACCTGCACAAACGCACCGTCACCGTCACCGACTGGGAGGACGCGTGACCACGATCAACTGGGTTTACGCGACCAGCTACAGCGGCTGGGACATCTCCTGGGCCGGGTTCTTCGGCGGCCTACCGAAGCTCACCGTCGTCTGCGGCAACTGCGGGCGACACTCCAAGAGCAGGGCCACCGAGTCCACCGATCGCCGAGTGTTCGTCTGGTGCCAGCACTGCGGCATCGCGAACGTGGCGCGCGGGCTGGTAGTCGCGTGAGCGCCACCTGCCTCCGCTGCGAGCGTCCGATGGCCGACCAGGCCTACGCGTGCTCGCCCTGCGCCAACCGGGCCGCCGAGCAGCTGCGCCTCATCTGCGACATGCTGCCCGCGGCGAGGGACGTCGCGCACGGGCTCAGCCGGCGCGGTGGCGGCGGGAACGCCAGCGGCAAGCCGGGCTCGCAGATCCCCATCGACCTCACGGCCATGGCCAAGCTGGACGCGGTGGAGCGGGAGCTGGGCACGTGGGTTCGGCATGTGGCCGAGGAGCGTGGGCTGAAGATGCCGCAGGCCGGGACGTACTCGGTGTACGCGATGGCCGACGACCCGATCCAGTTCGCGGCGTTGTGGCTCACCGAGCACCTCGAGTGGTGGCGGCACCGGCCCGAGGTCGCGGAGTTCCTGACCGACGTGGACGCCTGCGCGCGGGTCGTGGCCGGGATCGCGCGGGGACCAGCGCCGCAGAAGTACCTCGGGCCGTGCGGGGCCACGTGGGACATCGGGACTCTCGGCAATCCTGACCAGACGCTCGCCTGCGAAGGCGACATTTACGCCCGCGAGGGTGCCCAGAACGGCCGCTGCCGGACTTGCGGGGCCGAGGTGGCATCCGAGGACCGCCGGGCCTGGCTGGACGCTGAGGTGAGGGCTCACGCCTTCCGGGCCGCTGAGATCGCCAACGCCTACGGGATCAACGTCAAGACCATCCGGTCCTGGGCCACCGACCGCCAAGCCCGCTACGACCACAGCGGCACCTGCGTCCAAGCCGCACGGCCCGCCAAGCTCCACCCGCACGGCTGGGACCGCGACCAGAGGCCGCTGTTCCTCGTCGGAGACGTCCTCGACCTCGCCGCACAAGAGGCGGCACGACGCGAAGAAGCACGGGCCGAGAGAGCCCGTCGGAAGGAGCAGGCAGCATGAACGGCATGGAGTTGTACGTCGTCATGGTCAACGACCGGCACACCGACACCGACGCATACGTGTTCAGCACGCAGGAGGCTGCGCTGGACTTCGCCCGGCACACGGCTCAGGACTGGCTGGTCGAAGACCCGGAGCCGCCGACCGGATGGCTCTACTACGCCGAGCACCCGACCGAGGAGGACTCGATCTGGGTTGAGCGCAAGTTCCTCGACGAGCCGGACCGGAAGGCGTGAGCGGCGCGGTTGCTTGACAAGGTCAACCGTGCCCACCACACTGCATCCATCGCTCTGAGGTTTCTATAGCCTGAGACGCGGAACCTCGACCAGGCCTGGCCACTGAGCTGGGCCTTCGTCGTCTCCGGGGGTGAACAGGTGAGCAGCATGCACGTCCTGAACCTCGTGCTCCTCATCCTGGGCGCCGTGTGCTTCCTGCTGGGCGCAGCCAACGTCGCCAGCAGGATCAACCTGGTCGCGCTCGGCCTGCTCTTCTGGATCCTGACCGTTCTCATCCCAGCCATCCAGAAGATCTGAAGCTGCTGGGTGAAGCCATGCCCCAGCGGCCATGCCTCGACTGTGGCCGGCTCACCACCCGCGCTGGCTCCCGCTGCTCCACCTGCGCCAGCGCACGTAACCAGGCCAAGGACGCACAGCGCGGCAACCGGCACGAGCGCGGCTATGACGCCGATCATGTCCGGCTGCGTGAGCAGTGGAAGCCGAAGGTAGAAGCCGGCCTAGTCGCCTGTGCACGCTGCGGCCTGCCGATTCAGCGCGATGCCGAATGGGCCCTCGACCACAACGACGAGCGCACCGGCTACCTCGGCCCAAGCCACAAGTACTGCAACAACCAAGCGGGCGGCCAAGCCGCACACCGCTGACCCCAGCCAGCAAAGAAGCCCGGCGAGCGTGTCACCGCTCCCGGGCTATGGCCATTCCTCTCACGAAGGAACAACATGCAGCAGCGTACGTGCACCGTGCCCGAATGCGACAAGCCGACCCGGTCCCCCGGATCCGAGTGGTGCGCCATGCACTACCACCGCTGGTATCGGCACGGAGACGTGAACCGGAGTGCTCGCACATCCGGAGTCTCCGTCAGTCAAGGACGCCGATACCGGCTGCTTGAGCTTCCAGGTCATCCCCTCGCCAAGGCCAGCCACAAGGTATGGGAACACCAGGTGGTGCTGTACGGCAGCATCGGTCCAGGCAGTCACCCTTGCCACTGGTGCGGATCCACAGTGCGATGGGAAGCAGCGAAGGGCGAGGCCGACCGACTCGTAGTCGACCACCTCAACGCCATCGGCGACGACAACCGCATCGACAACCTCGTTCCCTCATGCGCGACGTGCAACAGCGCGCGCGGCACTCAGGCAAGAAGCGATGCGCTCATAGCCGCAGGTTGGTGGTCGAGTCACGACACCATCGCTGGCTTGAAGCATGGAGCACGACGACCTCGCATAGAACAGACCTGACCCAGCGTGATTGTCACTCTCCGTCACATGACGCGGATGGGTCGGCAGTCACAGAGGGTGAGGGGGGCGGGGTCGAGACGGGGAAACTGGCAGGTCAGAGGAC